TTTAGCGAGTTTTTTTAGCTTTGCTTCTCGATCTTGTTTAGCCCTAAAATCATCAATAATTGTTTGTAGTCTCTTAGTATTATAAGCAATACCAAGATGCTCACAGCATTCTTTCTTCGTCTTGTTTGCTTTTTCAAGCATCCAAATAACTTGACGAATTTTAGCTTCTGTAATTTCTGTTGATTTTGTTAGTGGTCGCGCCATTTATTCCTCCATTTTGTAGAGTATAACATAGGTCAAACCAAATAGCAAGATGAGTTTGTTAGTGAACGATCAAATCGTCATCATTAAAATAAATATCAAGAACTATGTCTCTAATTAGTCCTGTTTCTGTATAAACAGCAGTAAAAGATTCATTAAAAAACCGATTATAACGATATATCTTTTCTGCATACCAAGAAGCAGCATATGCTTCCATAAGATGCTGCCATTCTGTTGATTGCATTTCTATTTTAGGATAAAAAGATTTTACTAAACTTGCAAAGTAAGCAGCTCTGGCGGGAGGAGATAGTCCTAGTATATAATCTATTGTTTCATCTTCTAGTTCTGATAGATTAAGAGATTCCATTTAAATACCAATAGGGGGACAATAGCGCACTATTGTCCCCCATTTAGTTAAGAAGGTCTGAGATTACTCAGCCACTGACTTTGGTGTGTAGTCAGCACAAGAAAGACCACGACGAGTTAGAACGGTCTTAACACCGCGAACTGTCTTGTCAAAGTGCTCTGCAAGCTCTTCAACAGTTTGGTCTAGTAGATCCTCAATCCCCTCATAAGGATCTGTCTTTGCGGACTTCTTGTTCTTCTGTTGAACGTCTTGTAGACGGCCCATAGAAAGAAGCTTACCGCGAACTGAGTTAACTGGCTTACCAACCTTCTCAGCAATATCCTCCAGGAAAGCACCTTCGTCGACGAGTGACTCAATCTGAGCCTCTTCTTCAGCGGTGTAGGTACGTGGAGTAACCTTCTTCTCGGCAGGCTTTACATGTGAAGTCATTTCCATGGAAAGAGCCTTACCGTTGATCTGACGAGCTGTAAACTTACCGTCGGCAAAGTCAGCAGCAATCTCTTCAGCAGTCATCGTGCCAGAATTGGCTTGTAGATAGTCTGCAAGAGCGTCAGTCTCTTCCTGTGAGAAGACCGGGGCAGCGCCTGGCTTCTTAGGAACATCAAAGCCGAGCTTACGCAGCTTGGCAGTAACCGAGCGCCGTGGAAAATCGAACTCGCTCATTAGCTCTTCGATAATTTCTTCCGTGACGCCTGAAGCACATACATCATGCATACGAGCTTCCATATCTTCTGTGTATTCAAACTTACTCATTTATATTCCCTCATTACAAAGTTAAGATTTAAAGTTGATATTCAAGAAGTTGTTGTCTTCTTGACTATGTTTAGATTATAAGAGATTTTTTAATTAGAAGCAAGATTAAAATGAATGTATTTACGTTTTTGCTTCTATAAAAAATCTATTAAAAATCGCCATTTAGTACAGCACTTTTATTTTGCCAGTAGTTGACAATTTTTATTCCCAGCTGTTGTGCCTTTTTATACTTTGACGATTGGTTATCATCCGATACAATTAGAGCATAGCAATCTTTTGTAACTGATGAAGTAGACTTAAATCCATATTGATAAAGATGATCGGCTAACTCATTACGAGTCATATCCATCTTACCAGTAATACAGATTTTTTTGTTGTCTTGTAACACTTCGGTTACTGACATTTCTTCTTTTAGTTGGAGTGGGAGTTGCATCACCCATTCTTCGTTATCGTCCAGCCAGGTTAAAACTGATTCAATTGTTTTAGGTCCGATTCCCTTAATCGGTAATACGTCAATATCTCTTAAAGAACGAAACTCGGGAATATGCTGCACTACTAGTTTAGCAGCGGTTCTTCCGAGTCCTGGAATACCCAGAGCGCCTAGTACTGTAGAATACGGTTGTAGCTTAGCTCGTTCAAGCTCTTCTTCAATCTTTTCTCCGTTTACTCCAAGTTTATGCCACGGTTGTTCTTCAAATAGATCTATTGGATGGGTTAGTCCTAGCTTTTTGATAGATGCTGGACCTAACCCTTTAATTTTTAGAGTTGCGATAAAATGTTCAAGCAATTTTAGTGATGAGCCTTGCCCTGACTTTACCCTGAGTCGGGGACCATGACGTACTACTGCTTCTTTAATAGCCAATTCTGCGTGTCGTTGATTAATTTTTAGATTGTGTGCAGAGTGCTCAATCACGCGAAGAAATTTAGGAATAACTCCGCCCGCCCGCTCAATCTCAATACTGTCTCCTAGTCCAAGATTGTGCATCTCAATCTGTTCAATATTGTGTAGTGTGACGCGAGAAATAGTAGCGTCGTCAAGAATAACAGGAGAGACTACTCCTGTTGGATTAACTGTTCCGGTTCTTCCAACTGTCCAAATAACTTCTTGTAGCGTGGTAATCGCTGTTTGAATTTCCCGAGTTTTAAGCGCTACTGCAAAACGAGGATATTTAGAAGTATATCCTAAATCATTACAACGATGCCAATCGTTACAACGATAGACAACGCCATCACAAGGATATTCCCATGCTTCGTCATCTAATACTGTAAAAAAGTTCATATTCTTAAGAATTTCTATCTTGTTGAGATAGCTCATATTCCAAGATAGAATATCGTGAGCAATAAACTGAATAGATCTTTCACGAAATTCTTTAGGAGATTTTAGCCCTAGCGCGCCGCTAACATAATTGCGAAAGTTTTCAACATTATTATTTGTAACACATTCGCCATTGATAACTACGTGCAAATGGTCGGTAGAGATTCGCTTTGGAATGTTGCTGATTTCTTGTGCGAGCGCGGTAACATCATCGCCTCGATCTCCATTCCCGCGAGTGAGCGCCAAATGGAGTTTTCCACGCTTGTAAATAAGAGTAAGATTAGTTCCATCAATTTTTGGCGTGCGAACATCCATCCACTCCTCAATTTCGCTTTTGTCATATACTTTTCTTAGTGAATAAAGGGCATACGGGTGACGTATCTTACCAGAAGCTCCGCCCACTTTTAAAGTAGGGGAATCCGAGTCTTTCCATCCTTGCGCTTGTTCCATTGCTTCAAGCTTATCATAAGCCTTATCCCACTCAGCATCGGAGATGCTTGGCGCTGATAAATCATAATATTTGTGGGAATGTTCAAGAACGAAGTTCTTCAGCTCGGTGTAGTTCATCATCAACCCTCTTTAATGAAGTTTAATAATAGCAGATTTAAAGGGCATTAGCAAGAATTTTTTTAAAAATTAATAGGGATTTTATTTTCAACAACCTTTTCTTTTGACGCTCTTAGATCTCCAATACACTGGCAGCTCCTACCATCACAAATAACATAGCTATCTATTGGTTTAATAACATCTTCTAGTAAATCACCATAGTATTTTATTTTGCATATACCTGCATAAAGTTTAGATCCTGCTACGTATAAATTATGTTGGGGTACATAACATTTCCAATCTTTAAAATTATTGTAAGAAGTAAATAAGTTTTTAAATGTATAATCAGTATAGTTTTTACCATTAACTTTTACAGTATTATTACGCCCAACATTTTTATACTGGTTAATGAAATCTAATTCTTCATCAGAATATTGATTAAAAGAACCTTTTCTTCCGTTTATTTTAATAACACTGTGATTAATATTATATTTTTTAAATAAAGTACAGGTTTTTTTTACATCATCAAAATATCTTTTATCTACCATGACAGAAAATGATATTTTCTGTTCATACTTTTCATATAGGCGTATTAACTTTTTAAAATATGCTCTATAATTTATAAAATCAAAATGCACAGAAAAATTAGCTAAATCTATATTTTGAAAAAGATTATCATAATATTCAAAAGATGCCGAACCGTTTGAATTTAAACCAATTTCAATATTGTTATCTTTTTTTATTAAATTTACAAAATCAGGTAGATGAGAAATTTGAGAAGGCTCTCCACCAGAAAACCAAATATTTGTATTTCTATCTTTAGGAAAAAATGCTTTTAAAGCATTAAATATTTTTTTTAAATCTTGTAAGGAAGGGGGATAAGCATTTTTTTGATGAAGTCTAGAAGCACAATACGCACAAGAGAAATTACAATTAAAAGAAGGGTACCATGTAATTGTTAATTTGTCTATAAGAGATTCAATTTTTTCCATTTAATAAGGATTTTGCTTTTCCAACTCTTTAATTAAATCTTCTAAATACCAACGAGCTTTTTGTAAATCTTGTATTTGAAGATTTACATCATGCTTATTTTTTAAATTGTAACGAGAAACATACTTAATTACATTAGCTTGATTCCAATTCATATCCCAAGATTTTATGTATTTTGTAGTTTCAATACCTTTATTATAGTGTGGGGGGTGATTTACAGCATCTGCCGTGCTTGAGTGTTCGCTCTGTGTGATAGATTTTTCGCTTAATGCGGCTGCTCCAATAGGACCTTGCACTTTTGATTTTGCTATGGGTTTACCCCAAAGATCAGCCGGTACATCTTCCCTGACAGGATAAACTTCATTAGTGGTTTTCATACTTTTTCTTTCAGATTCTTTTCTTACTAGAAAAGAATCCCAATCTTCTTTTTCTCTATCATAATCAAACGCTTCTTTTCCATACATATAATTATACTTAGGCATTATTAATTTTTACCTTTACTGCGTTAAGTAATGCGTTTAAATTTTCTTTTTTATTAAGGTTTGTACCTTGAATTTGAATTTCTAAAAGTTCTTCAAGATCTCTTAACATAACTTTTACTGTTTGACCTTTATTCTCTTCTTCTAATTCTGGTTTTTCGTAAATTTTTAATTGAACTAATTTACTTATAACACTACGATACCCTTTTCCAAAGTGGTTGGCAAGATTATGTACATCTTTTTTACCCTCAATAGTATATAATAAAATTAATTCATCTTCCTGTTCATTGCTCCAGGCTTTAATACTCATACTCTTCTCCAAAGTTAAATTCTAACTGATAGGAGTGTTTATAACGATTATTAATAATCTCTTCTGCTTTTTCAAGTAAAGAGATTAGTGATGATATTTCGTCAGCTGGAAAAGCATATCCTGTTTTAGTAGGAAACCAGTGTCCAGTATCTCCATCCATAGAATACTCTCTTATATGTAGATATAAAATATCTCTAAATTCATTTAAAGTTACTTTTGTTGCATTTCCATTTGGTTTATGAAAAGCTGTTCCAAAATCTATATTC